AGTTCCTAAAGTTCCGCCTGTTTCATTATAAAGTTTTGCAAGTTTTGAACCACCTTTTAAGGCTGCTCCAAAACCTAAAGTCATATAAGTTAATGGGTCTGCTGCAATTTGAAATGTTGCATCATATACGCCTGATAATCTATCAAAGGCTTTTTCTTTTGCTGTATTTTGAAAAGGTGTTGCAACATCTTGACCTAGTAAACCTTTAGCAGCAAAACGACCAACAGAGAATTGTGTACGTTTGTAATCACCCAAAATTTCAGTAAACTTTTCTGGGTTGTCATACATGTAATTTAAAGCAAATTCAAGTTCAGGATTTACCCCGCCTTGTTCTTCAATGATTTCGCCAGGGGTTAAACCAGAAGCAATACCTCTAGCAAGAACACCCATTCCTGCACCGTATGCTTCATCCAAGGCAGTTGTTGCACCTTGGTCAAAAATCTTTTTGCCATCCCAGTCTTTACGCCAAACTTTTAAAAGTTCTGGTCTGTATTCACCTTGGGCTGCGCTATAGATTGCTGCAGGTCCTAAAGATAAAACGTTACTCCAAGTTTGTAATGCACCAACACCAATTTTAATTGGGTTAGCAGCACTTAAAACATTTCCAACTATACGACCAATTGTCCAGTCTTTTGGACGAGCCATATAGTTTGCATTAAAAGTTGACTTAAGCATTTCTTGAATTGATGTGTCAAGACTATTAAATTCTTCATATGCTGTTTTATCATCTTTAATATCTAAAAGTTCACGATGTTTAGCGTAAAGTCTATCCCAAGTTTCAATTTGTTGTTTATCTCTTGGTGGTAATCCAGCCTTATAAGCAGCAACGCCAAGTTCTGGGCTGATTACTGGAACAATGTCACTCCATGAACTTGCCATTTAAAAACCTCTATCACGTAGAAAGTTATAAATAGCAGAAATTTCTCCAGTAGTATCATGTGGGATTAATTCTTCAACAACATTAATTAAAGTTTTTTCTTGACTTTGTGGAAGATTAAGAACTTCACTTCCAGGTCCTGCACCAAAATCAACACCAGCAGTTAAAGGCTCATTAGGTCTTTGGGATGGGGCTGTTAAAGGAACAATTGGTGCAACAGTTGAACGTCTAATATCTGATGGATTAACACTAAGATTAGGACCAGCAGCCATAGGTGCTCCTTGTTGAAGACCCATAAGTTCTTGACCTTCACCATAAGAACCACCAGCCATGTATCTTGTTGGCTGCGCTGAAACATTTAAATCAGTACGTTGTGATGCGCTACCAGGACCTGATACTTGTTCTCTAATTGCCATTAATCTTCGTCCTCATCAAATTCTTTGTCATCTAGTTGAATGTGTGCTGCGTCTAGCATTCCTTTAAGTTTCCAAGTTGGAGACTTATTGTCATCTAATACATGTAAAAAATATTTTCCTTCAGAATTAATCATTTCAATAACGGTTATAGCACCTGTTATCATTCCACCCAAAGGATGTAAATCTTGAACAAAGCCATTTAAACCATCCTGAACCATTTTTACGTAATCAGGTTGTACACGCTTTGTCATATTATCCCGCTAACTGTCCCATAATTGCTGCTAAATCTGGAGGAAGGGCTCCAGCAGGACCGCCAGTGGGAGCGCTTGGAGGGGACGGTTGCGCTACAACCTGCTGTGGATTCGCAGTCTCTGCTGGAGTAGGTTGTTGAGGTTCAAATGCTTGTTTAACAGCATCTTCAATTGCTATACCATTACGACGTTTATCGATAATGTCAGCAAACTTACCTAACAATGTTGAGACATCTTGTCCTGTGGCAATCATTTCAGGGATTGCACCAGCAGCAGCATTAACCGCTTTATTCAAATTTTCACGCATCTTTTGAATATCAATGCGTTCTTGTTCTTTACTTACGTTAACAGACCAAGGTAATTCACTCATTACAAATTCTTTAGAAACAAGGTCCCCACCTAATGCTTGTAATGAGAATATTAATGCACGGCTTGGGTCAAGTCCTGCCATTAAACCGTAGCGAACTTCTACAGTGTAATCACCTTTGATGTCTTTAGTTGGATTGTATTTAAGTTCATAAGGTGAACCATCATTGTATCCACGAACATTTTTTTCAAATGGGAAAATCTTTTCATCGACACGTAAACATAGACTTAATATGTCTTCAAATGTTTGCGCAAATATTTGTTGACTTGCTTTAATTTGTGAATCAAAAGCACCAAGTAACGCTTGGACGCCTTGTCCAGTAATAATGCTGGCATCAATGTTACCAGTTCTACCTTCTGGATAGCGTGCGCCCAAACGCATTTCCTGTTGCAACACTGCTTGTTCTGTAAATGCTGCATTCGGTAACTCTAAACCGACTCTTCGGATTTGCTGAGGGTTTTGACTTCTCAACACTGCATCTGGACCGAATGCTAATTCTTGAACATCGTTAGGCAATGCCAACGGAGCCTGAACAGATTTCTCTGCTGCTTCTAATGCTAATAAAGAAAAACGTGCACGCGCTAGTTGTACCCAAACAACATCATCAAATTGTCCGCGTGGTTCTTCATCAATACTTGCACGACGTGCAACACGCACCATAATTTCACCAATAGGGTTAGGTGTGTATTTTAAAACAAGGTTTTGTCTTTCAGGAAGATATAAAAGAATTTGGTCATCATCTTCATAACGAACCATTTCAAGTAACGAATACATATCAGTCATATCACGACCCATAGGTCCAATGATTTTATCTTCGTATTCAGGGAACTCTGCAACTAACTCAGCAATAGTTTTAACATATCTACGAGAATAAGAACTTAAACGACCAAAGCGGTCAAACTCAGGATATGCACCTAAAGGATTATCGACACGGATGCGGGGCTGATTATCTTTAACATCTAATTCTACGACGATTGGCAAAAAGCCATATGTAAGAAACCAATCAGCCCCTGTATACATCTGTGTCTGCAGGCGTGAAGATTGAACATAGAAGTTCGTAATCATGCTGCGTTTATCTGCCTGCGCTTTAGCACGGTCAGAATTTATGTTAACTGTGGCACAGTTAAAACTAGGAAGAGGAGCAAGCACTTCTGCTAAATCGCGTGCAGCAACATCAATGAAGTTAGCAATCATTGGTTGAGTCATGCCTTCAGGGAAGAAGTCAGGATAAACGTTAGCGATTTCGCCACGACGTACAGACAAAACATTTGCCATACGCACATCACGGTCTTGGTTACGACGCTTTAACGCCTCAACCTTATCCGCTATCTGTCGCACATCAAGTGCCATTCAAACTCCTATAAATATTGTTCACTGTGCTGCGCTGCAGCCAGTTCATCTAAATTCACAACACCACGTTGAGAAATGTTTTTCTTAGTTGCATAACGATTATATGAATGATTCTGCATATAACCTGATTGTTGAATTAATTCTTTAAAACGAATCTCTGCAAACCACAAAGCCATAACACAATCAGTCTTCTGAGACTTCTTAGCGTTAGGGTCCCAAGTAATTAACTGCTCAACAAGAGCCTTAACATGCTCATTGTTTTCAGTACTTGGAAGTTTAATAAGATTATCTTTTTGGAACCTGCCATCACGTTCAGTACCAAACAAAGGTGCCATAGATGCAACACCAAAAGATTCATCCCACTTATTCTTACCAGTGAAATGAGGTCTTAACTGAACACCGCGAGAGCCAAGCCATTGGTTAAGTTCAGTATCTAAAGCATAAGATTTTTGATGAGCGTTAATTTCAATACGTAACTCATTAGGCTGATACTTGTTAGTCCAGTCTTCAAACAGACTTCGAATTTTTTGAGGATTAGGGTCAACCATATTGCACACATCAAGTATCCAACGCTCATGTGTATTCCTATCAAAAGTAACACACACAGCAGCAGTGTTACCAGTCATAGCAGGGTCAACACCTATAACGGTATATAAATTACCACGCTCATATGGATGACCAGGGGCACCAAATTTTAAAGTACCAACCTTACGTCTACCATCAATAGAACCTTGAACAAGAGCAGGACGGAAAATTGAATCTTCCTGAATATCTTGTTGCTGGTAAACCAAAGCCCAAGTAGACGGCGTAACTTCTCCGCGACGCCTATACAGGGCTGGACCGTCCCACTTAGAATAAAAACCATCAGCATCAGGTTGCTTAGTACCAGACTTCTGGTCAGTCTTAGACCACAAAGTAACCCAGTCTTTAGTATCCTCAGCAAACTCTAAAACTGCTGGCATAGCAAAATAAGTAAACGGAGACCTACCATTAGACCAATGCTTAGGATTACGAATCTCACGATAAAGGTCATTAGCCGCAAAACGTGTACCCAAAACAAGAAGCACACCCTCGTCATCTAAACGAGTAATAACTTCCTTCTGAATCCACTCAAGTTGCTTCTCCCACTCATGGGCATTAGCACCAGTCACACAATCATCAAGAATAATCAAGTTAGCGCGGGCACCATACACTTGCCCACCAATACCCAAAGCCTGAACAGTTGGGTCCTTCTCAGTAGAATTACGAGAAAGCGTAATAGCGTTGGCTTTCCAAGAATCAGCATCCTCACGCCACCCACCAGGAGGAGCATAAGTAGCCTGCAACTTAGCCCACATAGGATGAGTCAAACGTTGCTTAATAGAATAAACAAACTCCTGAGCCTTAGTCAGGGTCTTAGAAATAACAATAATGCGAGTATTGTCAGGGTCCATACAAATCTTGAAAGTCGAATAGTTAACAGTAATCGTAGTCGACTTAGCATGCTCAGGGG